AAATCATTCACATTCTACACAGATGACTTAAATTTTACTGAGGTAATTACTAAGGATGGAAAGAAATGCTACGTTGAAGGATACGCAAGCACTAACGATGTAGACTTCCAAAACGACTTGATTACTAAAGCAGGATTAAAATCTATGCTTATGCAGTTAAAATCTAAGAACATTAAACTAGATGTATCACATGAAACATTTAGAAAGGATATGAATATAATTCCAGTAGCTAAAATAATAGATGCTAAACTAGATGATAAAGGAGTTTATATTAAAGCAGTTATGAATAACGACAGCCCTAAATTCAAAAACACTTGGGGATCAGTTAAGAATGGCTTTTTAGACGCTTTCTCAGTAGCATTTAACATATTAAAATCAGCAAAACAACAAATTGGAGATAAAACAGTAAGAATGATTGATGATTTAATTTTAAGGAATATCACGTTTACAGGTAACCCAGTAAACAAAAACGCAACAATAGGCCAAGTATTTATGAAGAGCCTAGATGCATACGCAGTTTCTAATGAGGAGCAATCCTCAAAGAATATAGAGGACAACAAAATGACAGATGAAACACAAATCAAAGATGAAGCTCAACCAGTAACGGAACCAGTACAACCAGTAGAACCAGTAAAAGAACCAGTAAAAGAACCAGTTGCAGAACCTTCTAAGGTAGAACCTAAAGTAGAACCAAAAGTAGAAGAAAAAGCAACAGCAGAACCAAAAGAAACAGAAGAACCAAAAGCAGAAGATAAAAAGGAAGAGCCTAAGAAAGATGACGCTGAATTGAAAGACCTAAAGAGTGAAGTTACAGAACTAAAATCTTTAGTGGAAGCATCTCAGAAAATGATAACAGAACTTAAAGCAAAGATGGAAGCACCAGTGCTTAAAGGAGTATTAGAACAGCCAAACCCAGAAACAATTAAAGCATTAGCTGAAACTGAGTTCAAGGGAACGCTTGATCTAATTAGATAGAGGATAAAAAAATGAGTATTACAACACTAAAATCAGAAGGTGGAGCATACGGATTTGCAGGCTTACCAGCAGGAACTTGTTATAGCAACGAAACAAACGTTGATGTAAAAACTTTCGGCGGAGCAGCATATTCACAAACTTCATTAAAAGCCATGCACGACAATTTAAAAGCACAAAATGGCGCATTAGTAGAAAAGGCATTTAATACACAAACAGGTGGCGTTGGAACAGCAGGATATGCTATGATTCCAGTCTACGTAGACCCTAGAGTCGTTGATCGAACTAGAAAATACACACCTTTAGTGGCAATAATTCCTAGAATTACTAATCAAGGTATAACAGCAGACTATAATGTCATAACAGCAAAAGGCGGAGCAACAACTCTTTCCGAAGATGCAGCTTTAACAGAAACAAACACAACACCAGATAGACAAAGCACAGCAATTAAGTATATCTACGCAGTAGGAAGAGTTACAGGTCAAGCAGTTGCAGGAGTTCCTTCGTATAATATACAAGGAGTTTCCCCAGCAGGTGGAGCAACAGGCGCATTTAACGACCAAGCAGCAGCTAACGCAAAACAATTTGAAGTAATAGTTAAAGCTCAAGAATTAAGAGAAAAAGAAGAAGATTTAATCATAAACGGAAACGCAACAACATCCGCAGCTGATACAGTAGGTGTATTAGGTGTAGACGGCACAGAATTTGATGGTATAATCGCATTAATGGGTGCAACAAACACAGTAGATAAAAACACTAGCGCATTAGAATGGGATGATATTGAATTAGCTTGCAGATACGCATTTGATGACAGCGGAAGACCAACTGTAGCAGTAGGTAGTTCGGATGCAGTAAATGACGTTAGAAAGATTATGATTGATGTTATGAGATGGACAGCACCACAAAGTGAAAACATGACACTAGGCTTTGGTGTACCAACAGCAATAGACATATACACTTGTGTAGGAAGAGTTACATTATTCCCTTCCCAATTTATGAGTAACACAACAGGTAGTAAAGCAATTTACTTTTTGGATTTGAGTGTATGGGAAATGAGAGTAATGCAAGACATAACTTTCTTCGACTTAGCTAAAAACAACGATAGCGATAAATTCGCATTAAAAGTATATGAAGCATTAATATGTAAAGCACCAGCTTTCAATTCTTCAATTACGGAGATTAGTGCATAAATATGGCTGGCGCAAGTATAACTGTTACGAAAGAAGTACCACAATTAGGAAAATCTTTAATTTATTTTTCTGCTACCAGCGATGCTAGTGGAGATTTAAACTTTAGTGACTACAAAAGCGTGGATTACTTCGATGCAGTAATTGCAAGTAGTTTGGCTAAATCCGCAGCAACAGCTTACACAGAAGCAGGAGATATCCGAATTGCAGATGCACTTACAGCAGTTAAAGGCGTAGCCTTGGTGAACTTTTAAAATGACAGGAGCAGCAATAACGGTAACGAAAGTTCTTCCTCAGATGGGTAAGAGTTTAATCTATTTTAGTGTAACACTAGACGGTTCTGCAAAAGCAGACTTTAGTGATTATAAATCAGTAGATTGGATTGATGTTAAAGATGTAACAACAATGGCATTAGAAGATGCAACAGCTTACACAGCAGCGGGAGATATAACTTTCACAAATGCGAGTAACGTCGTAAAAGGCGTAGCTCTGGTTAACTTTTAGTTAACCTTTATTTTTTTTTTAATTTAAAAAAGAAGGGTTTGGGAAACCCTATAATTCCCAAAAAGCATGTAAACATGCAGAAGGACATTAAAAATGGCAGCATTAAAAAGAGTGGGTGTATTTAACCCAATTAAAAAACAAATAAGTGAAGATATCACAGTCTATGGAGACAAAAAAATACAATTTAGGGATACAGGCATGTACATACAGTCCAGTGCCGACGGGAAACTTCTCATATCCTCAGATGGTACAGGCGCAGATGATATCACACTTACAGGAAACGTAACAGTATCTAACGATTTGACAATTAGTGGTAGTTTCTCCTATGGAGCAGTTACAGCGACATCATTCGTTAATACAGGTACAACTCAACTAGGAGATAATATAGCAGACGCAGTTACATTTTATGGTAGCGTAGCAGTAAATTCAGCACAAAATCCAGTATTCGATTGGAGTGACTCAACAGGAGCTTTCTCTACAGGTACAGGTACAGTAACTTTAAATGGAACTACTAGCTTAGTAGCAGACAAAAATATTGCTTGTGTAGCAGGTTCAACAGCAGTAGATTGGAGTTTAGGAACAGGAATATTCAAAACAACAACTGGTGCAAATACACTAAATGGAGACACAACAATAACAGGTGCTAAAACATTCACAACAGGTACAGGAAATGTAACTGTTAAAGGTGATATTAGTATTGATGCAGGTAAAGACTTTGATATGAGTGCAGGAGCAGGAACTTTCGCAACAGGTACTGGAGACACAACTGTTGGCGGTAATTTAGTATTAAGCGGACACAAAGATAGTCAAACATTTATGGCAAATAACTTTGCATGCCCAAACCCAGATACAGATTGGACACCAAGTATTACAGGTTGTTCGTTAGGCGCAAGTCTAACCGCTAAAAAAGTATGGATACCATTAAATTTCTTAAAATTAGGAGATGAAATTGTTTCATATAAAATTGTAGGAGATGCAACAGAAGCAGATGCTATCACATTAGATTGTAAATTAGTTAGTGTAAATAAAGCAGACCCAATAACACAAACTTATGTTACAGGCGGTAACATTACTCAAGTAGATGCAGATGGTAACTTTGATTCTGAAGCAACATTAAGCGCAGTAGAAACAGTAGTAACAGATAAACAATACTACTTGGAAATTGCTGGAACTACAGGAACATCAGACGCACTAGAAGTAATGGGCGCAGAAGTGCTTGTTAATAGGAAGTAAAAATGGTAAATGAAGTAAAAAGATGCATAATAAAGAACTTTAAATTAGTTGACGGAAAGTTAAGCGAAGACACAAAGAAACAAATGGCTAAACAAAGCGCAAACTCTGAAGTTAAAAATATGTTTACGGACTTTAAAGAAACCAAAACACTAAAACAAGTAATAGCAGATGGCGATAATAAGCATAATTAAATCCCTTTTTTATATATAGGGTACAGCTTCGAGGTGGTTCATAGCCCCTCTTAGTTTTTGACACTTATGTGTCACAGGTGAGGAAAAGTAAAATGCCAATAATAGAAAAAACAATTAAAGATGACTTAGGCTACGTGGAAGAAATTAAAATAGCAAATACCAAACAACCTAGATTAACAGAGAATAATGAAAGAATTTTATCTGAGGGCGCAGATTATTATATTATTAAAACCATTGATAATAGAACTGCATTTAAGTCTAAAGTTAAGAAAGTAAAACCAATAGCAGTAGTACCATTAATATCAATAGAGCCAATAAAACCAATAAAACTAATAGAGCCAACACCAATAGCAAAGCCAGTAATAGCAAAAATAGAAGAAATAGAATTAGAAGCAGCAGAAAGCTACTATTGTAAAAAATGTAAAAGAACTCACATGAAAGGAAGTAAAATATACAATAAACATTTAGAATTTAATATAAAGGAGGTTAATACAGAATAATGGAAAAAGTAAAAAATGAAAGACCAGGCGTATCATATGTAGAAGATAGCAACACAGTAGACGTTGTAACAAGCGGAGATACAGTTTTAATTGAATCAACAATGATTAATGGTCGTAGAGGTAATTTTACAGTTACAATTCCAACTACAAGCGAAACAATTGTAGTATTCCCAAGAGTTTCTAATGATGGAACTAACTGGGCTGAAATGGATAATGGTAGTGGAACAAGCCAAATAGCTAACACTACAAAAGTATATCCTTTTACAGGAGATTACAAATACATAAAATTAGATGCAACAGCTAGCACTAAATCAGATGATGTAGTAGCTACAATGTTTACGGTTAATATATAGATAATAATGGCAAGATATTTCGTTGGAAATGGAAGCGGCGCAGGAGCTACATGGAACACTATAGCTAATTGGAGTACAAGCTCTGACAACACTGTATATATTATAGTAAAAGCTTAAGAGAATAAAAAATGGCAACATTTACAAGTCAAGCAACAGGGAATTGGGACACAGAAGGTGCTACTACATGGAA